TCAAATTGGTCTATTGCTGATGGTGTTGCAACAAGCACTGGAAGTGGTAGAATGTTTCAATCAATACCAGCTTTAGAAAGTAATGTAGGAACAAAAGTAAAAGTTAGTTTTGATATTACAGAAAGAGTAAGTGGTGGTGTTAAAGTCGATTGTTATGGTGCAGCATCAAATGTTATAACAGAAGTAGGAACACACACTTTTATAGGGACAACAACAAATAGTTTAAATTTATACATTAATAATTCTGGACAAGGGAATTTAGTAGGATCAATAGACAACGTATCTGTAAAAGAATATTTAGGACAAGAAGTAGTTCCCGATAGTGGATGTGGTGCTTGGTTATTTGAACCACAGAGTACTAATTTAATAACTTATAGCGAAGATTTTAGTCAATGGATTATACAAGATAGTGCAACAGTTTCATCGTCAACTTTTGTTAGCCCAAGTGGGGAAAATAACGCAAGTTTAATAGATTTATCTGCAAATACAGATTCAAGGGTAGTTTTAAATTTTGGAAATTCATCAACTGAATATACTTTTTCTGTATATTTAAAAAAGCACGAAAGCGATAGTAATGGAACTTTTCCTTTAGCTTATTATGATGGTTCTAACTACATAAAAACCTATGTTAATTTAACTGATAAATGGGAACGATTTAATTTAACTTTCACAAATCCATCGGGTAGTATTTTTGGTTATGGACTTTCAAGAAAAGGAACTACAAACGATGAAACTTTAACAAGATGTTATGCTTGGGGAGGTCAGTTTGAGGCTCAATCCTACGCTACATCGTACATACCAACGGAAGGAACTATAAAAACAAGGAATCATGATTTATGTACTAACGGAGGGGATGCTTCTTTAATAAATAGTACTGAAGGGGTTTTATATGCAGAGATATCAGCTTTAGTAAATGATTTAACAAAAAGAAGTATTGCTTTAAGTAATGGCGGTTCAGCTAACAGAGTTCTATTTAGATATGATAATGTTTCAAATAAACTAAGAGTGTATGTTGTTAGGGGTGGAACTATAGAGTTAGGTCTTGCTTTTGTTGCTACCGATATTTTAGATAATTTAAAAGTTGCTGTTAAGTACAAAGAAAATGATTTTGCTTTATGGGTAAATGGAATTGAAGTTGACACAAATACAAGTGGAAATACTCCTATTGGGTTAAACACATTGCAATTTGCTAATGGTGTTAATGGAGAATTTTTTTACGGAAACACTAAAGGTTTAAAACTATACAACACAGCATTAACAGACGCTCAACTACAAACATTAACAACACTATAAATTAATATTATGAATATATACAAAACAGTATTTGATACTCAAGAACAAGGTAAAATCTTTATGATTGACCAAGGCGTTTGGGAAGAAGTAACCGATGAAGGCGTTACATCTATGCAATACATTAACGGAACTGCCGCGGTTGTTAACGTTGGTAAGGTTGTAGAAATACCTGCTACTTATGATCCAGAAGGAAATGAGTTAACACCCCCAGTTTACTTCCCGGGATGGGCTTATGATGTAATGAGTAGTGCTACTTTAGATTTTGGAGAGTACGAAGTTTACCCAGGAGACGCATCGGCACATTCATTTTATGGATGGCCAAGAAATTCAGAAGTACCGCCACGAGAAGATGGCGAATAAATAAGTAAATAATAACAATTAAATTAAATTAATTATGAGTGAAGTAAAAACAATGGAACAACCAACAGTTAAATCAATTACAACAGAAGAACTAGAAAACGTTAAACGTTTACAAACCGAACTACAACAATACTGTAACAGTATAGGTGGGATGGAAGTTCAAAAAGCAAAAGCTATTTATCAAGTTAATATGCTTGAAAATGAAATGGATGAAGCTAAAAAAGCTATTGAAGAAAAGTATGGACCTATCAACATTAACTTACTTGATGGAACGTACGAACCGGTTGTAGTAGAAAACAAGGAATAATATTATGGATAATATTATAAGAAAAATCAGTATCGGGGCAGACTATAAAAACGAAGCCATGCACTATTCTGTTAAACAAACAGTTTACGGCGGTCACGAAATTTCTCATATAATATTTGAAGAGTCTGATAATTCTTATAATATATTTATAAAAAAAGTAGACGAGGTAATGCCATGGAAGAAGTTTAATTCTAACATGGCAATATCCGTTGAGTATGACTTGGAGTATTAATGAGGAGCATATATGATTTTATCATACGACCAGTAGGTAAACGATATGATAATGAAGTTAAGGTTGGAGAGCAAACCCTTATAACAAATAGCTCTATAGAAAGTTTTAAACACGTTAACAATATAGCTGAAGTAGTGGAAACGCCTGCAGCATTTGCAACGCCCATAAAAAAGGGTGATTTAATAGTTGTGCATCATAACGTGTTTAGAGTATTCTATGACATGAAAGGAATTAAAAAGAACAGTAGGTCATTCTTAAAAGATGATCTTTTTATGTGCGCTATAGATCAAATATATTTGTATAAAAAAGATAAGTCTTGGAATTCATTTGGAGATAGGTGCTTTGTTGCTCCTGTTAAAAATAAAGACCTTTTAAGCAGCCAAAAAACTGCGGATCTTATTGGTATACTAAAAATAGGTAATAACTCCTTAAAGGAGTCTGGAATCAATCCAGGAGACATAGTTGGATTTACACCAAACAGCGAATGGGAATTTGTTGTGGATAATCAAATTATGTACTGTATGAAATCAAATGATATTGTTATAAAGTATGAGCTCGATAGAAACGAAGAAGAGTATAATAGCCGCTGGGCGGGAAGCAATTAAAGAATTAGTAAAGGTAGCGAAAGAAAAGATCGTTGACTCAGAAGAAGATATATCAGCTGACAGACTTAAAAACGCTGCCGCTACTAAAAAGCTTTGCATATTCGATGCCTTTGAAATTCTTAATAGAATTCAAGAAGAAGAGAGTATGATTAACGAAGCTAATGTTGATTCCAGCAAACCAGTGTTTAAAGGCTTTGCAGAGGGGAGATCTAAATAATGAAATTTTTATGTTCAAAATGTAGTGCTTGTTGCCGCAATGTAGGTGATTTAGATTTACCTAGCGACGACAATGGAGTTTGTCTTAATTTAGATCAGGAAAATAACACTTGTAAAATATATAATACTCGACCTGATATTTGTAGGGTAGATAAAACTTTTGAAAATAGTTTTAAAGATACTATGACAAAAAAAGAATTTTATGTATGGAATACCAAAGCTTGTCATTGGCTAATAGATAAAGAAGGCTTAGATGAAGGCTTTAAGGTAGATATAAAAAACTACGATAATGTATAAACAAGAGTTATACAAAATAGTCAAAGACTATATAAAGCCACACACGATTAAGAAAAAGAATCGTTATGCTAAATGGGTTTACGGCTACGACAAAGAATACGATCTTGTTGTAATAAGTAAGACTGGCAAGATAGGCGAAATATATCTTATAGGTGATTTGCATATTGCTTTACCAAAAGCTGAAGATCCAAAAAATCTCGGTGATAACAAATGGAAAGCGGCGGAATACCCAAAAGAATTAAGTAAAATCAAGAGTGAAGCTGATTGGGTAAAATACCCCAATGCTTTTCAAGAAAAATGGCACCCTTATATAGATGCTGAATTTGAAAGAAGAGAAAAAGGATATTGGTTTATTAACAAAGATAAACCTACTTATATTACTGGCACTCACTACATGTATTTGCAGTGGTCAAAAATTGACGTCGGATTACCTGACTTTCGTGAATCAAACAGATTGTTCTATTTGTTTTGGGAAGCTTGCAAAGCAGATAGTAGATCCTACGGAATTTGCTACCTTAAGAATAGACGTTCTGGATTTTCGTTCATGTCGTCGGGAGAAACAGTTAACGAAGCTACAATATCATCGGACGCGAGATTCGGTATATTATCTAAATCCGGAGCGGATGCGAAAAAAATGTTTACGGATAAGGTTGTTCCGATCTCGGTCAATTATCCGTTCTTTTTTAAACCAATACAGGACGGGATGGACCGTCCAAAAACAGAATTGGCATATAGAGTACCCGCTTCAAAATTTACGAGAAGAAAATTAGATGACAATAATGTGGCTGAAGATCTTACTGGATTAGATACAACTATTGATTGGAAAAATACAGGCGATAACAGTTATGATGGTGAAAAGCTAAAACTATTAGTTCACGATGAAAGCGGTAAATGGGAGAAGCCGACAAACATACTTAACAACTGGAGAGTTACAAAAACTTGTTTAAGATTAGGTAGTAGAATAGTAGGTAAGTGTATGATGGGATCAACATCAAACGCTTTAGACAAAGGAGGAGCAAATTTTAAAAAATTATACAATGGATCAGACGCATCGGCTAGAAACAAGAACGGTCAAACTAAAACGGGCTTATACAAACTTTTTATTCCTATGGAATGGAATTATGAG